GGTGAAACACAAGTTATTCACTATATGCGTAAAGATAATTTGGAGTATGTGAAATGAGTAAATTAATTGAACTTCAAACATTGGGCAATCCAAAATATTTGTTTGATCCAAGAAATAAGTATCACATAAACCTATTCAGATGTTTTTTGAATGAAAAAAGATGGGGTGCTCCTTGTCCATTTCTTTTAGAAGAACCATATCTAAACATACCTGATATGTTGAAGGACAAATATATTAAATTTCAATTAGGACTAAAATGATTGATTGGATAATGTACTCCGGTTGTAATATTACACTTAAATTAAATCCGTTTCATTGGAGGCTTTCTTGTGCATACAATAAGACCAATGAGGTGTGGGAACAAGATGCCTTATTGATTGAGTTATTGCCAATCACCATTCGTGTTTGGTTTGACAATGGTGAGTGGTAGTACAAAGATTTCACCAGGTGAAATTGATATAGTTCATAAATAAGGTTATGTGAGCATTTACAGAGCGCTACGATTATTGGGTCAATTTATTAAGGAGAGACCTAATGAAGTTAAGTATAGTTGGTTGTCCCGATAAAGAACGCTTTAGACCTTATGTCAAGCGAGCTGCTCAGTTTTACGCTCAGGAACTAATATCTGAAAAAATGTTAGAAAACATCTTTGTTCGGATAAAGTTTAGTAAAGATTTACCTGCTTATGGTTATGCTTCGGTAGAAGATTATAATGATAGTGGTAAACCTAGAGAATTTGAAATTGAGTTACATTCTGGCATTGGTGGTTATGATATTCTCAAAACATTAGCACATGAAATGGTTCATGTTAAACAATATGTTTATGGTGAAACCAATGAAAGATTATCTCGTTGGAAAGGCCAAAGAGTGGATTCTGATACCATTGATTATTGGGTTCAGCCTTGGGAAATAGAAGCACACGGATATGAAGCTGGTTTATTTACCAAATTTGCTATCAAAGAAAAACTTTGGGAAGTATTTGAAGGTGTTAGTAATCCAGATTCAGAAATTAAAATAGAACCTATAGGTTGGAAAAATATACCACAAATAACTATTGACAATCAACCTATATAATGTTATAGTATTACATATGCGGTCGGGGTATAGAACCAGAGTAGGTGTCCAACTTACTCATCTAGTGCGAATCTAGACCACCGCTCCACTTTTTCAAGGACTATATCATGGCAGTTTCGAAATCAAAAAAAAAAAATCCGATGTTAACGAAAAATGGTAAACCAAGATTAGGTCCATTAAACATTTCTCAATTAACAAAGATGTTAGACGGTGCTCGTAAGAAAAATGTTGCTAAGATTAAAAGAGCTATTGCAAAACGTTTAAAAACACAAACTATATAGTTATAGCGGGGTAGCTCAGAGGTAGAGCATTGGACTCATAATCCAGGGGCCGTAGGTTCGATTCCTTCCCCCGCAACCAACAAGGAGATATTATGACTGAACCAAAAAAGCCAGCAGTAACATTACCTAAAGCAAAAACTCCATCAGCACCAAAACCAAAACAAACATTTGTTCCTAAGATGACTGTTATGCGAAAGGCAGGTAGAGGCAGATGACATCCGATTTAGAAAAGTACCGTCAACAAGCCATGGAGTTATGGTTTAAAAATGGAGGTTCATGCACTGGTGCTGAACCACCTGAACCAAAAGACATTGATGATGCAATCGCTGAAGATGAAGAATTCAAACGAATAGAAAAACAAAATTAGGTCATTTTAACTATAGTTTCTAATGCCATAAGAGTTAAACTGCCAATCAATACAATCGCAAATATTAATTGCGGTAATTTATTCATAATACCTCCATTTCAGTTTATTATTTAAACGCTCCTGATTCAATCACCATTAAAGAAAAACAAAATATAAGAATAAGCACGAAAACTATTGGTTGCATATTCATTTATAATTTATACAACTTAAAAAAGTATGTTACTAAAGCCGCAGCCGTCATACACCACCAAAAAACCTGAATTTGTTTCTGCCTATCTTTATCCATGTATTTTAATTCATCGGCTCTATCTTTTTCCATTTTTGCTTTGGTTGCTTCAACTTCAGCCCAAGCAGTTTTACCATATTTTTTAGTAGCTTCTTGTTTTAACTGGTCAATTTTTTGTTGATGAGCTTTTTGTTTTTGATATTTTTCGTAAGCTCTAAACTCGGCCAATGTGGCTAAGTAATCTTGTTCGGCTTTGGCCTTCATTCTGTTGATATGTTGTTGTTGAACAGCTTTTTCCATATCAGCCTGTTGGTCGCTAACCACAGAGCCTAGTTGTTTGCCTGCACCTTGAGCAGCTTTGAGAGTATTAACGGCACCTTGAGCGCCGGCAACGATAGAGTCGGACATTTGATTTCTTTTAGTTGTGTTATTGGAAATGATAAAGAATACCAAATGTCAGATTGACAGGAAGGAGAGAATAACGTATAATCACATCAACTACATACTTATTTATAACCTGGAGATAACTAAATGAAAATATTAGCTATGAAACTCGTTACCGGAGAAGAAATTCTTGGTGAAATTGAATCAGAATCAGAAACCGAATTCGTTTTAGAAAACCCTGTTGGTATTGCCATTGTTCGTGACCCCAAGACCGGTCAACCTAACGTTGGTTTTGCACCTTTCCCACTACATGCCGAACAAAAGAAGGGGTCTACGCTTGCCATTGCTAAGAAGAATGTAGTATACTCCTATGTTCCAGCAGAAGATTTTGTTAATAATTATAACAGCGTCTTTGGTTCTGGTATCGTAATATCAAAACAACAAATCATTACAGGCTAACTTGAGCAACTTCTATACTAATGTACAAAGCTTCGGCAATAATATTCTTTATCGAGGCATTCAAAATGGTAAGGCGATAAGAGAGAGAATTGAATACTCTCCATCGCTTTATATTCCATCTAAAAAAATCACCAAGTTTACCTCGTTAAACGGTGATTATCTTGACCAAAAAATCTTTGGCGATATTAGTGCAGCAAGAGATTATGTTAAACAATTTGAAGGTGTGCCTGGTACACCAACAATCTATGGCCAAACTCGTTTTGAATATGCCTTTATTGCCGACCAACACAGCGGTATGGTCGATTATGATTTTACTAAAGTTCAAATTGCCGTAATCGATATTGAGGTTGGTTCTGAGAATGGATTTCCTGACCCGTATCAAGCAAATGAACCTATCACCGCCATTTGTATTAAATTTCTAAATCAATCACCTTTTGTTTTCGGTTGTGGCGAATATGAAGTACAAGGTAATGAAGTATACATTCGTTGTAAAGATGAATATAATCTCTGTAAGCAATTTATGGAGTTTTGGAAAGACAAATACCCCGATATCATTACTGGTTGGAATACAAAGTTCTTTGATATACCATATCTCATCAATCGATTCCGTAAAATTCTTGGCGAACCAGAGACCAAGAAACTATCTCCGTGGGGTTATATCTCTGAGCGGAATACTACAATCAATGGCCGGCAATTGACTGCCTATGGTTTACTTGGTGTCGAATCTCTCGATTATATTGAACTGTACAAATGGTATGCTCCTGGTGGAAAGTCACAAGAGTCCTATCGCCTCGATGCCATTGCTCAAGTTGAATTGGGTGAAGGCAAAATCTCCTATGATGAGTATGATAACCTACACTCACTCTATCGTTTGAACTATCAAAAATTTATTGAGTATAACATTAAAGACGTTGAACTCATTATTAAACTTGAAGAAAAATTAAAGTTACTTGAATTAGGAGTAACTCTTGCATATGATACCAAGACAAACTTTGAGGACGTCTTTGCACAAACTCGTATGTGGGATTCATTGACTTATGCTTATCTCTTTGAGAAAGGTATTATTGTTCCACCACGAATCACCAAGAGTAAAGATTCGGCATTTGAAGGTGCCTATGTTAAAGAGGTTCAAGTTGGTGCTCATGATTGGGTTGCTTCGTTTGACTTGAACTCTTTGTATCCGCATTTGATGATGCAATACAATATCAGTCCTGAAACATTGATTGAACCAGAAAACTATACAGATGAGATGCGTGAGATTCTTTCTGGTGGTGTTGATGTGAATAAGTTGTTGGCCAAGAAAGTTGATTTATCTAAACTTGAAAATGCAACAATCACTCCTAACGGTCAATTCTTTCGTACAGACTTCCAAGGTTTCTTACCTAAGATGATGGAAGAAATGTATACTGACCGTAAGAAGTTTAAAAACTTAATGTTAAAAGCAAAACAGGAATATGAAAATGAAAAAGATTCAAACAAACTTTATGAAATCGAAAAACGAATTGCTAAGTACAATAACATCCAGTTGGCCAAGAAAGTTTCCCTCAACTCAGCTTACGGCGCTTTGGGTTCTCAGTACTTTCGCTTTTACGATTTACGCATGGCACTTGGTGTTACAACTGCTGGGCAATTAAGTATTCGTTGGATTGAAGCCAAGATAAACACTTGGATGAATAAAATTTTGGAGACCAAAAATGTTGACTATGTTATTGCTTCTGATACTGATTCAATTTACCTACGAATGGGAGAATTGGTTAATAAATTTATTAAGGATACATCAGATAAACAAAAAGTAATTTTACTCATGGATAAAATCTGTGAAGATAAGATGCAACCTTTTATCGATAATAGTTATGGTGAACTTGCAGAGTATGTTCATGCTTATCAACAAAAGATGGAGATGAAACGAGAAGGTCTTTCCGACAAAGGTATTTGGACTGCCAAGAAACGATATATCCTTAATGTGTATAATAACGAAGGCGTACAATACAATGAACCACAATTGAAGGTAATGGGTCTTGAGATGGTGAAGTCATCAACACCATCCGTTATTCGTGGCAAGATGTATGATTTGATTAAACTATTGGTAACTGGTACGGAAAATGATGTACATAAATTTATTGCCGAGTTCAGAGAAGAATTTAAAAAGTTACCATCGGAAGATGTTTCCTTTCCCCGTGGCATCAACGGATTGGCTAAATACTCCGATTCATTAAACATTTATAAACTTGGTACTCCTATTCATGTTAAGGGTGCCATACTGTATAACAACTTTCTAAAACAAAATAATCTTACCAAAAAATATCCACTCATCCAAGAAGGCGAAAAAATTAAATTTGCCTATCTGAAGATGCCAAACCATTTTAAAGATACTGTCATTTCATTTCCTACAAGACTGCCAAAAGAGATGGGGCTTGACAACTACATTGATTATGATTTACAATTTGATAAGGCTTTCTTAGAGCCTATCAAAGTTATTTTAGATTGTATGAAATGGACAACTGAAAAGGTAAGTTCACTCGAGGACTTTTTCTCATGATATTCTTAACACTATTATCAGCACTACTACTATCAGGTATTGCAGCCTATTATTCCATTATTGGTTTGGCTGCAATCTTTACTGGTGCATTTTGGCCAATCGTTTTTATGGGCTCGGTTTTAGAAATGAGCAAGTTGGTGACTACATCATGGTTGTATCGTAATTGGAAAACCTGCCCACTTTTATTAAAATCATATTTGACATTTGCCGTTGTCATTCTGATGATTATCACCTCTATGGGTATTTTTGGTTACCTCTCAAAAGCACACATTGATTCTACCATGGACGCTGGTGCCAATTCAGTAGAAATAAGAACACTTAAACAACAAGAAAAGATTGCTAATGAACGATTAGAATATTTACTGAAACGTGCAGGCAATCCCGAAACGGCAACGGCCAATGTTGATAGACAAATTCAACAAACACAAAAAGAACTATCGGACATTAATAAACGAAAATTACCATTATTGAAAGAAGAAAATAAACTTGTGGCAGAAGTTGGCCCCATCAAATATATTGGTGACATGGTATATGGCACAGATGATGCCAATGCTATCGATAAAGCGGTTCGTTTGGTAATCATGTTAATTATGGTTGTATTTGACCCGTTAGCTGTGTTATTATTGATAGCAGCAAATATGTCTATGAGTAGAAGTTCAGTTGGTAAACCAATCGTTAAAGATGGTGAAATTGTTGGAGTAACTGCACAAGATATTCCTGTGTTTGTTCCTGAAAAAGAAAAACCAAAAGAAACAGATAAGGTTGAAATAGATAAACAAAATATTGTTCAAATTGAGGAGAATATTCCAGAACAAGAACCAATTATAATTGATGAGGCTTCTGGTGAAAGTATTCCTCCAATATCAAAAAGCAAACGTGGATTTCCAAATCGGAAGTCTAAGATAGATAGTATGTATGTAGATGATGCTGAGTTGGCATTTCGTAAAAAGGAAAATAAATGAGTATACTTGACAAGATTAAAAAGAACAGCAGTATTAAAGATTCGGCTATTCTGTCCAAATCAAAGTTCTTTACTGATAAAGATATGATTCCCACTTCTGTGCCAATTATCAATGTGGCACTTTCTGGTCGTTTAGATGGCGGCTTAACTCCTGGTCTCACCATGTGGGCAGGTCCATCTAAACATTTTAAAACTGCCTTCTCATTGTTGATGGCAAAATCTTATTTGGACAAATATAAAGATGCGGCTCTTTTATTCTACGATAGTGAGTTTGGTACTCCTCAAAGTTATTTTGACAGCTTTGGCATCGATACTAATCGTGTCTTGCATACACCACTTACCGATATTGAGCAGCTTAAGTTCGACATTATGCAGCAACTTACACAGTTGGAGCGTGGCGACAGATTAATTATTATTATTGATTCGATTGGCAATTTGGCATCAAAGAAAGAAGTGGAAGATGCCTTGGCAGAAAAATCTGTTGCTGATATGTCAAGAGCAAAACAAGTGAAGTCATTGTTTAGAATGGTGACACCACATCTATCACTCAAAGATATTCCAATGGTTGTAGTAAATCACACTTACATGGAAATTGGAATGTTCCCTAAAGCAATCGTTGGTGGCGGAACAGGTTCATATTATTCTGCCGATAATATCTTTATTATTGGTCGCCAACAAGAAAAAGAAGGTACTGAGGTTATCGGTTACAACTTTATCATCAATGTAGAAAAGAGTAGATATGTTAGAGAGAAATCTAAGATTCCTGTTACGGTTCGTCACGATGGTGGTATTAGTAGGTGGAGTGGGTTACTGGACATTGCATTGGACTCTGGCCATGTTGTTAAGCCATCTAATGGTTGGTACTCAAAAGTGGACGCAGATGGTGTTATAGAAGATAAAAAATACCGTATCAAAGAAACTGATACGTCTGATTTTTGGTTACCAATTCTTAAACAAAAAACTTTTCAAGATTTTGTACAAAACACTTACCAGATTGCCTCAGGTAATATTATGCAAGATGATGTTACTCAAGCGTTTGATGTGGAGACCACGAACGGAGTAGAAGATGATTGAAGGCCTTGATTATTGTTTTATTTACCCTAAAGATGATGAATCTGCGGTACACATTCGTTTCTTAGACGGACCATACAAAGATACCGTTTTTAAATATGGTAAAGTAAAGTTTGATGAAAAAAATGACCAGGTCTATTTACTTTTTGCTTACGATGTGTTAGAATCCACAGTAGATAAGCCAAGAAAATTGGAAAAAGATGACAAGTTTAAAAATTACATTGGTGATTTACTTGTAGAAATTATGAGCGGTAATATGGAACAGGATATAATTGATGAAGCTGGAACAAGCGATACTGAAGAACCTAGTTTGTAATGAAGAATATTTAAGAAAAGTATTACCATTTTTAAAGCCAGACTATTTCTCGGACAGAACCGAGAGAACCTTATATAATGAAATTACATCATTCACGGAAACTTATAATCATTCGCCTACGACTGAAGCAATTAGTATTGCCATCAAAGAAAAGAGAAATCTTACGGATGATGAAGTTAAGGGATGTGAAACTTATCTCCAAGAAATTGAGAGTAATATCAAACCAGAAGCCGAGATTCAATGGCTTGTTGATAAAACCGAAAAGTTCTGCCAGGAGAAAGCCATATACAACGCAGTATTGGGGTCCATTTCAATTCTCGATGGTAAAGACAAAGTTCACGACAAAGGTTCGATTCCCAAGATATTATCGGATGCTTTAGCAGTAAGCTTTGATAACTCCGTTGGCCATGATTACTTACAGGACTCAGATGCTCGATATGAATTCTATCACAGAAAAGAGGAACGAATTCCATTCGACCTCGATTACTTCAACAAAATTACCAAAGGTGGTTTACCAGCTAAAACACTTAATATTGCTTTGGCGGGGACTGGTGTTGGTAAAAGCTTATTCATGTGTCATGTCGCTGCGGGCGCCATGGTTCAAGGCAAGAATGTATTGTATATCACATTAGAGATGGCAGAAGAAAAGATTGCAGAACGAATTGATGCAAATTTACTCAATGTTACGCTCGATGATTTGATTGACCTTCCAAAAGATATGTATGATAAGAAGGTCGCCAAAGTCCGTGAAAAGACTTATGGTAAACTTATCATCAAAGAATATCCAACTGCATCGGCATCCACAACTCATTTTAGGACATTACTCAATGAACTTAATCTTAAACGTAGTTTTAAACCTGATATTATTTTTATTGATTATCTTAACATATGTTGCTCTTCTCGTATTAAAGCCGGTGCGAATATTAATTCCTATACCTATGTTAAATCGATTGCAGAAGAACTTAGAGGGCTTGCGGTTGAGTATAATGTTCCTATTGTTTCTGCCACGCAGACTACTCGCTCAGGATTTACAAGTAGCGATCCAGGTCTTGAGGACACCAGCGAATCATTCGGACTCCCAGCCACCGCAGACTTAATGTTTGCTTTGATTACAAGTGAAGATTTAGAAGAACTCGGCCAAATCATGGTAAAACAATTGAAGAATCGATATAATGACCCAACATATTATAAACGATTTACAATTGGTGTTGATAGAGCTAAGATGAGATTGTATGATGTTGAACAATCAGCACAACAAGGCATTGCTGATGCCGGTAAAGCACCAATCGGTGCCTTTAATAAAATTCAACCACAAAAGAAATCGTTTGATGGATTTAAAGTATGATGGAAACTAGAACAAGGACTTTGGTTAAGACCATCATTTATA